TCGGCGAGTTTCTTCTTCGTCTCCGACTCGACCAGGTGCGCGCCCTTGCCGGTGGCCTCGCGCGCGCCGATGTCCGCAGCCGCGACCAGGCCGTCGAGCGCGGCCATGAACTCCGAAACACCCCTGAGCTCGACCACCTACTTCCACCGCCTGTTCTCGGCCTCGGCGCGCAGCTCGTCGAACACCGCCGCGATCGGTAGCAGGTGGTTGAACGGGCCGACCGGGATCTCGTCTACGACTTGCGGCGGCCAGTGGTAGCGCTCCGCGAACCGGGCGTAGATTTCGTCTTCGTCCCACTCGGTGCGGACGTCTTTGTGCTCCGGGATGCTGCCGCCCTCGAGCCGGGCCCGGATTCGGCGGAGGGCTCGGAAGGGGACGCGGCATCGTCGTAGTCGTCCGGGGTGACGCGCTCTGCGCGTAGCTTCATCAGCCTCGTGGCGACCTCCTGGACGTACTCGTGGCCGAGCAGCGTCTCGTAGTCCTCGATGGACAGCTCGTCGATCGAGGAGAACTGCTCGGACGGCAGCCGCAGAAGCTGCCCGTCGTCCCCGGTGACGTTCCAGTCCTGCACGATCACCGCGATCACGCCGTCGGTCAGGTCGACGGCGTACCCGCCCTCGCGCTGCTCCTGGCTGGTGATCGCGCGCATGACGGCGCGCTGGTGCTTGGCCTTGAGCCTGTCGGGCGCGAGCAGGTCCACCCACGCCCCCGACGGCAGGTTGATCTTCATGTGTGTCCTAGATGTACGTGGACGCCGCGATGGCGTTGTTGAGGGTGATGGTGGCCGGGCCGTACCCGCCGGAGGCGCCGATGTTCGTGGTGTTGAGCACGGCCTCGCCGGCCGCGTCGAACATGATCGCCTCGGCGCCGAAGTTGGGCTTCGCCTCGGTGAACGCCGCCTGCTGCATGTCGACCTGGACCGACAGCAGGTTGGCGCCGGACAGGCCGTTGGTGAGCAGGAACTGCACCTGCGGCTGGGTGTTGTTGCGCATGTACGTCAGCGGCGACTCGTCCGCGGCGATGAACGACAGCTTCCAGTCCGCGGTCAGCCCGCCGCGCTGGATGATGTACGGGTTCTGCGAATTCTGCGCGGTGAAGAACGGCTTGAGGGCGCGCTTGAAGTTGAACTCGCCCGAGTTGACCGTGTTGACCAGCGTGCCGCCCGAGGCAGGTCCCGCGAGGCCGAGCAGCGACTGCCACGACGGCAGCGGCTTCGCGGTCGTGAACGTCGCAGACGGAGTCGCGGCCGCGATAGTCGAAGCCCAGCAGGTGGCCTTCGCGGTGTAGGTGAGCAGTTCGGACTCCGCGTTGAACTTGAGCCCGACCTCCGAGACGCACACCCCGCCGAACACGCGCGCGTTGTGCGTCGGCTCCGCCATGTAGTACTGGGTGACCGTGTGCGTGGTCGGCTGGCCGCCGCCGGTGTTGAGCAGGCTGAACTTGTGCGCGAACGGGGCGACCGAGCCGACGGTGTCGTCGGCGCCGAACAGGTTGCCGAGCAGGTAGCCGACCTCGTCGGCGAACACCGGCCCCTCGAAGTCGATCTCCCCGATCTGCACGCCCTGGATGACGCCGAAGCTGTTGTCGCCCATCACCCCGCGCAAGCCCATGTCTCGCAACCAGGTCGGCTTGTCGTTCCAGTCGAACTTGGTCACCGGCAGGTACGCGACCGGGGCGACCGTCGTGCCAGGCGTGATCTCCTTCGCGAAGCCGATGAACCGCTTGACGCTCGGGAACGTAACGGGTGCGGCCACGGCCTACTCCTCCGTCTTCTCGGTGGACTCGGCCGCGGCGGTCTCGGCGTCGTCTGCGGGTTCGGTCGCCGCGGCGGCGTCGGCCGCCTGCTGCGCCGCGTAGTCGGCCTCGCTGACCTCGGCCAGGTCGCGGTGCGTTGGGGTGCGTCCGAACCGGGCGATGCGGCCCGGCTCGAGCACCGCGGTCACGTCCGCGAGGACCGTGACCGTGCCGGTGCCGGTGTTGCGGAAGAAGCCGCCGGTGTCCTCGGCCTCGTCGGCCGGGGGCTCAGGGGGCTTAGAGGATCGGGTGCGCGCAGGCATGCGGCGGCCTCCCTTGCGGGCTCGGCGGACGGGACAGAGATGGAAAAGGGGCGTGTCAGCGCCACGCCTTGACGTGGCGGCGCCCGGCCTTGAACCGGCTGAAGTGCTTGTTGCGGCCCTTCTTGAACCGGGAGTGCAGACGGTTGCGGCCGTGGACGAACCGCGCGGGCCGGATCCGCTCGCGCCGCAGGTGCTTCGGGCGCACGGTGTGATGCCGGGCCGCGCCGTGCTTGACCGTGCGGTGCTTGACAGTGCGCTTCTTCGCCGCGTGCCGCTTCGCCTTGTGCGCCGACTTGCGGTGCTTGACGGACTTGTGCGCCTTGCGGTGGTGGCGGACCGATTTGTGCGCGGGACGCCGGTGCTTCTCGTGCACGCCGCGGTGCGGGTGCTTGCGGCCCTTCGCGCGGGCGCTGCGCTTCTTGCGCTCGGCCGCCGACTCGTGCCGGCGCGATGAGTGGCGGTGCGTGCTGTGCCGCGTGGCCACGGTCAGGCCTCGAGGTACTCGGTCGCGCCGAACCGCATCATCAGGTACGACTTGGTCAGTTCGTCCTTGGTCTCGGGCTGGCCGTATTCGCACTCGATCCAGGAGTGCTCGCCGTCGATGGCCTCGCCCGCCTGGAACACGGCGGCGCCGAGCGTTCGGTCCTGGCGCAGCCGCACCTTCAGCGCGTCGCGCAGCGCGTACACGTCGTCCTGCGCGTCCTCGGCGTGCGGGGTGCGCGAGCGGATGTAGCAGTGCAGTTCGACGATGTACGCGCCGCGCTTGATCCCGGAGGTGGCGCCGCCGAGGGCCTTGCGCGTCTCGCGGTCGCTCGGGATGTGCACCACGATCTGGCAGCCGGTGCGGGAGGCGGCGGGCAGGCCCTGGAAGTAGTCGGCGTGGTTGTCGCGCTTGGGCCAGCCGCGGCGTACCACCCCGACCCCGGGCACCGGCGAGGAGCGGTAGGTGCGCGTGGTCGGGTCGTACGGGCCGCCGAACCACACGCAGATTCCGTCGAGCGCAGACTGGATCGTCACCGGGCACCTCCTCGCGGCGGGCTCGGCGGGGCGGTCAGCGAATGCGGCGGAACCGGTCGAGCAGCCGCTCGGCCTCGTCGATCAGGCCCGAGCCGTCCTTGCGGGAGTCGTTCTGCCGCGTACCGGAGGCCATGCGCGAGTCCGGGTAGGCGTCCTCGGCCGCGGTGTCGGGCCGCAGCAACTGCGCGATCGTGTAGTTGACGATCGCCAGGCGGACGTCCGGCTCCATGTTCGTGAAGTCCGACCCTGCCGTGTGCGCATACTGCGTCGGCGAGGCGAGCGGGATCACGGTCGGGATCGGTGGGACGGTCACGGCGGGCGGGGTGAACGAGGAGGAGACCGTGACGGTCTCCTCGGATCCCGGCTCCCAGATCCGGTAGGGCGCCCCCGGCTCAATGCAGGTCGGGTCGAGCACCGTGAGCGAGGTGGCGCCGACGGACGCCGGGGCGTTCAAGACGGTGGCGACGAACCCTGCGACGTACGTGGTCTGCGTGTAGAGCAGCCCCCCGGCGGACGGCGTGCCGAACTGCAGACTGCCCGTCCACGGTCCCGCCGCGCCCACGGTGACCACCAGGTTGCGGCCGTCCTCGATCCACACCGACGGGTTCGTGAGCGTGGTCATCGCTGTCGGGGTGTAGCCGTAGGCGAACGAGGTGACGGAAAGGACCGGGGTGTTGTCAGGGTGGATGCACACCGTCGAGTCCTGGCGCATCCGCTCGCGTCGTTTCTGCACGACCTGGTGAGCCAACAGCGGCTGCTCGCAGTACCCGTCGGCCCAGGACGAGGACATCAGCAGCAGGTCGACGAGTTGCGCGGTCTGGTCGGCGGCCGACGGGTCGCCGTAGCGCAAGTCGTCGAGGTCGAGGTAGGTCGGGTGCGCTTCGAACGAGGCTGCGGACACGTACGGGGTGAGCACGCATCACCCCCGGGATCATCTGGTGGCCGGCGTATCGCGATACGCCGGGGCATGTCAGGAGACTTCGACGCCCGTTTCGGCGCTCGTCCAGAAGCCGCTCGCGTGCACGGCCACGACTCGCTCGCCGCGGCCCTCGCGCGCGGTCAGCACGAGATTCCCGGCGTCGTCGACCGTGATGTCGTCGGCATCGGCGTGCACGAGCTTGTCCGCCCTGGGGCCAGTGGTCCTCACCGTGACGGGCATCTACTGCGCCGACGCGATCAGGGCAGTGACCGTCGGTGCGGTGCCGCCGGTGAGCGTGACGAGGTTGGCGCGCACGTACCGCACGGCCTTGCCGGACGCGGTCTGCACGTCTCCGGTGGTCGAGGTGGAGTTCGCGAGCACCGCCCACGGTCCGCCTACGGCGAGGGAACCCTCGAGGTTCACCGACACCCCGGTCGGCGCGCCCGTGACAGTGGTCTGCAGGGTGTGCGAAGAGCGCACCACCCCGAGGTCGACCACCGGGCCGGCGCCGGTCGCGGTGGCGGCGTTGAGCGACGTGGTCGGTCCGGAGCCGGAGGAGACCGGCAGTGCCCCGCCCGCGCCCAGGGTCATCACGTTGCCGTCGCCGTCGGTGATCGCCACCGCCTGCGCGGCCGGGATGTCCAGGCCTGTCGAGGTCTGGGCGACCGCGGCATGCCCGGTGCCGCGAACGATCGTGGACATCAGGCGGCGTCCTGCACGCGCACCCACTGGCCGTGCGAGCAGCCGAACGACCCGGCGCCGGGCGGCGGCCCGCCGGGGGTGCACAGCCGGCACGGCTCGGAGCCGTCGTTCTTGACCGACTCCCAGTGGAACGTCACGGCCTCGGCCGGGGCGGGCTCGGGCTGCTCGGACTCCGTGTCGCCGTCGGGTGCCGGCGGCTCGGCGCCTGCCGATGCGCCCTCGACGCTGGCGGTGGGCTCAGGCTCGCTCGCGGCATCAGGGGTCTCGGGCTCGACCGCGCCGGTGGCTTCGGTGGTCTCGGGCTGCTCGGCGGCGGCCGCCGCGTCCTCGAGCGACGGCGCCGGAGCGGCGGTCTTGCGGGCGCGCGGAGGCATCAGCCCTCAGTCTCCCTCTCACAGTCGCCGCCGCACTTGCCGCAGCGGCGGAAGTAGGATCCGTGCCCGCAGCCGGGGCAGCGGTAGCCGATGCCGGCGCGGGTGCGGCCGGACAGGGACACCGGGAACGCGCCCTCGGACATGAGCGCCTTGGCGTGCGCCGGGTTGTCCACGTCAACGATCCGGCCGTTGTACCGGGTGACGTGCCCGGTCTGGGCGCCCCTGACCTCCATGCCGGCCACGGCGCCGTCGGGTGCGGCAAGGCGCATCCGGGGACTCCTTCCTCAATGACGAAGGCCCCGACCATGAGCGGTCGAGGCCTTCACGAGACGCGGCCAGCTACGGGTAAGCCAGGCCGTTGCGCTCGCAGTACTTGCGCAGGCGAGTGATCAGCGGCGGGTGCGTCATGTTCAGGCGCGCGGCGATCCGCCGCCACGACGTGCCCTCGCAACGCATCAGATAGACGAGCGAGATGTCGATCTCCTGAGCCTTCGTCGTCACCGCTCGGTGAACGTTCTGTAGCACCGTCACGGCCTCACCGTGGTCAGGATTCACGCAGGCCCGATGCGGACACTGACGTCCGCCTGGGCAGTTCTCGCGGTCGTCCGTATGGCACCTGTGATCTATCGGCACGTCAGCAGGGACCGGACCGAACTTCTGCTCGTAAAGGTACCGGTGCACAAGGACCTGCCGGGGAGGGGCGCCTCTGCTTGCGAAGGCGCCCTTGGCGTAACCCATTTTGTTGATTGAGCGCTGCCAGATCCAGCAGCCGTTCTCGTTGACGATCCACTTGGGTCCGCGGTCCTTCCACGCGGCATGGCCACGCAGATAGGGCTGCGGCTGACCGCGCACCCACTCCCGCAAGGTGTGCGAGCGCGGTGCGATCTTCGTTTTCCGGCCGCAACCGCAGCGGCACCGCCCGAATCCATCCACACAAACAGTATAGAAGAATACGAACAGCGCCGCCGCGTTTCAGCAGATCAGGCGGCAGTCACGCCCGAGACGCAGCCGTTCCAGCCCGGTGCGTAACACAACATGCCACCGTACCAATAGCTTGACGACTCGTACGCGAACTGCGTGATCGGCCAGTCGATCCCCATCAGGTCCTGCACGTTGATCATCGACCAGACGTTGGAGATCTGGGTGTCCGGGATCGGCAGGGTGTCCGAGAGGATCGGGCACACGCCCTGCGGAAGCCAGGGGTGCACCTCCATCTCGACGCGCTTGCCGGTGACCTCGTTCATGATGGCCACGGCGACGGAGCCGAGCGCGACGCCGGAGACCTGGTCCTGGGTGATCTGCAGGAAGTAGTTGTTCGCGCTTCCGGCCTTGAGCGTGTCGGACTGCTGCTTGCGGTCGGTGCCGTTGAACAGGATCCGGTCCGGGTCGGCCTTCACGCTGTTGTACAGGGACGCGAACGCGGTCTGGAACTCGTTGCCCGGGTTGGACGTCGAGAACGTCGAGTTGATCTTCACGTTGTAGCCGGACGAGGAGCCCATGACCCACGCGAGGATCCCGTCGTAGCCCGCCGCGTACGCCGAGGTGTCCGCGGTGGGCGGGTTCGCGCCCGAGGTCGGGATCGCGCCCTGCAGCACGATGCCCACTCCGGCCGCGCCGCCGCCGTTCGCGGCCTGGTTCGGGAACCGGCCGTAGAGGAAGAACGCGGAGTTCGCCGGCTGGCTCGCGCCGGTGCCGATGTACACCTTGTACCCGAGCGCCTGCGGCACGTCGGTCAGGCGCATCACCACGTTGTGCGTGGCCGTCGGGGCGATGGTCACCACCGAGGAGACCACGGACTCGCCGAACGCGCCCGCGTCCGCGGTGACGTACGCGTAGATGTTCGTGGTGTAGCCCGTCAGGGCGACCTGCCCGGTGCCGACGGTGTTGTCCACCAGCGACACGCCGGTCGGGGCGGCGATCGCGCCCGCGTAGCCGGAGGCGGTGCCCCGGCCCATCAGGATCATCCGCTCTTCCATCAGCATGGAGGCGTAGAGCAGGCTGGAGCGCGAGAGCTGCCGGATGTCCTGGTAGCCCTGGCCGGCGTACTGCGCGGACCAGGTCACCTCATCGGACATGCTGAACTGCGAGTAGGGCAGCACGACGTCGTAACCCGCGTACTGGATCTTCGGGCCGCGCGCGTAGTACAGGCTGTTGCCCGCACCCGACGGCGCGAAGTTGTTCTGCGTCGAGTCCTGGATACCGGGGTGGATGTTGCCGATGCCGCCGGTGCCGGAACCGGTGAATCCGGAGATCACCTTGAAGCGGTGGCTGGTGCCGATGCCCTTGATCCGCGGCATCCGGTTGCGCAGCGGCGTCGGGCGCGGCGCGAGGACCTTCGCGGGCGCCTCGAGGTCGAACGCGACCAGGCCGGTGCCGACCGGGGAGGTCAGGGAGATGTCCTTGACCAGGTCCGGGGTCTGCGACTTCAGGCCGTCGAGCGCGCCCACGATCGAGGCGAGCGAGTCGGCCGACATCGACTTGACGATGTCCGGCGAGCTCAGTGCCTTGGTCAGGACGTCGTAGACGCTGGCGGGCCGGTCGCTGAAGTCGATCGGCTGGCCGGCCTTGAACGAGGTGACGATCTCCTCGCGCGACAGCTCGCGCTCGGGCATCAGGGCGATGGACTTGGTCAGCTCGTCGAAGCGCTCGCTGACTTCGGCCTTGGACAGCTTCGGCATCTCCGGCGCCTCGCCGAAGAGCAGTTCTAGGTTTGCGGGCAGAGCCATGGCCCTGCTCCTTCCATGCGAAAGCCCCGCACGCTGGCGGGGCGAATGATCGTGGGGGCGGTGCAGGGGCTACGCGTCGGCCTTGGCGAGCAGGGCCTTGGCGCGGTCCCGGTAGCCCTGGGCGAGGTCCCGGTTGCCGGCGAAACGGTCGGCCTTCTCCAGGAGTTCGTGGGCTTGGGTGCGCAGGATCACGGCGTCGGTCTTGACGGCGGAGTCCTGCTGGGCGGAGGTGCGCGTGAGCGCGGGGCCGCCGGGTACGGGCTTGTCCAGGATGGTCGTGATCTCGCCCTGGGCCTTCGCGAGGTCGGCCGTGAGCGTCTCGATGCGCTCCTCGTCGGCCTTCTTCGCCTCTGCCACCGCGGTCTTGATCATCTCGGCGAGTTCCGTCTTGGTCACGCTCTCCGGCGTCTCCGCCGGAGAAGTCTCGGTGTCGCTCTTGTCGGCGGCGAGCGCCTCGGCGACGGCGGCCTTGATGGCGTCGGCGGCGTC